CCGCCACTCATACACCCGCAAATTCACGCAAGCGCACAGCACACACGCACTCACTGTGCCGCTTCAGTCATCACCGCGTGCGTGCTATACAATGTATACATGTAGACTGCGGCAGCACATAGACGGGCTTCGCCCGCTCGCTCGCATGAGTGAACAAACGAAGAACTCAAGCCAGCCCACTTGGGCCACTAGATTTAGTGCTTGCCACAAGTGTTAATATGTATATTTAGTGACTTGCATCTGATTTTGTATGTGATATAATAATACTTGGACACACAGGAGATACGGCTAAAGGTGGCTAGTGGTGGCTAATGCTGACTTGTGATGTCTTATACAGTGTATAACATCAATCAGTGGGAGATGATCATGTTGATAGCTAACTACGCGACGAAGAAAGAGTGCAAGGCTAATGTAGGTAAGCCGTTGCGCTACATTGAAACATCTGTATTCGGTCCTGAGTACAGACATGATGGTGTGCTTACAGTAGCTAACCGTCCACATATCACACACAAAGGCCGCGAGTGGTTTGGTCAAGTCACGATGAAGTCGGGCTTGATCGTTGACGTTAAGTAACACATAGGAGATGGAGATATAGCCATGTTGCAAAGCGATCTATTCGCCAAGAGTGAAGTTGATGCAATGCGTACTGCTAGCTTATTTGCTGATGCAGACGCGATGTATGAACGTGCACCTGCACTATTCACAACTACAGCGCATCCGAAGATGAGTGAGCGTTACGCATTCACTAACACCTATGACATCTTGACCCACATACACAATAAGGGCTTCAAGGTATCTAGTGTGCAAGGTGGTCAGAACAAGTACGCTAAGGTGATGGTGCGTATGCGTCACTCTGCCTATGATAGCCGCGATGAAGCACCTGAGTTGATCGTCATTGATAGCCATGATGGTAGCTCACGCATCAAGCTATGCTTAGGCATCATCAAGTTCATCTGCATGAACGGCATGATTGCTGGTGATGTGTTGTATAGCAAATCATTCATGCATCTAGCGCCTGACTTGATGGCGCAGATCATGCTTGAGATTGACGACATAGAGCAGCCGATCAACACACTGCGTGAACGTGTCCAGCGTATGAAAGATCACAAGACAAACATCGGTGAGCGTATTGCACTAGCTGACATCGCCATCCGTGCGCGCTTTGGCGAAGATCGCAGCGTAGGATTTATTGCTGATATGCGTCAGCGTATACTACATCATCGTCGCCGTGAAGACGCTAGTGATGACATGTATACAGTCATGAACGTCATCCAAGAGAACGTCATTCGTGGCGGCTTCTCTTATCAAACGAGCGGCAACAGCGTGCGCCGCTTGCAAGATGTACGAGCAGTTGATCGCAACATCAACATCAATCAGGCTGTGTGGCAAGGCGCTGAAGATTTGTTGAAGGCGGCGTAGATTATACACTGTATAACTAGTGGGAGACTACAATGCTAGCGCAAGCGTGGCTATATGGCGAACGTGCGCGTACTAGATACGACAAAGTACTTGAAGCGCACCTAACCATACCTGATAAGTTCAATCCATTTAGTAGCGTAGCAGTACTGAACAACATCGCGGAACGCATCGTCTTCACTGACGACGTTCCGACGTTGTTGTATTCGCTATGGGATAATAAGCAGCTATCCTTCCATTCGATGATCAACTCTGCAAAGCTGCCATACGATTGCTTCTGGATTGAGTACTCTACCAAGATGGGAGTAGTTCCAGATGATGACATCAAACGTGGCATGTATGGAGCGCTTATCAAGCGTACTGGCAATACACAAGATGGTGCTGTCAAGATGTACATCGTCGCTGGCATTGAGGATAGCAACAAGTTCGCCAGCACTATTGCTTATGTGTGCAACTTCGATCGTTGGCCTCCACTCGTTAACAGCGAACGGTTCAAAGGTCGTAGTGCACTGCAGTTTGATGTTGAGTATGCATTCAACATACGTGAGAACATGCGTGACTATGCTGGTGCCATCGACGAACTAGGCAGCATAGTGAGCGAGCTTATCTTCGGTATCTTTCTAGTCACGCAGCCTAAGATATACAAAGAAGAGCGTGTAGAGTGGCATCCGAAGAAGCAAGCTGCACGTAAGAAGTCTAACAAGCCTCCGTTGCTTGAATACAGGCGTATACGCATGCGTGTACTCACACCTGCAACGCGCTACGTGCCTAGCAAGATAAGACCACAGATCAGCGAAGGTGAAACATTACTAGACACAGAGAGTGAAGCAGCTAAACAACATCGCCGCTATCACAAAGTCATGGGTCACTTCCGACACTATGATGAACACGATCCACCATACACCGTGTGGATCGAGCCGCATTATCGTGGCGACCCTGCACTAGGTGTGATGTTCACAGAGAAGGACGTAACCAAATGAGAAACGTAGTCATCAAAGCAGAACGTGTCCGCGCACGTGATTTACTCCCCGGCGAGTTGTTCTCTAGTAGCGCTCCTGAGTATTGGGAGAAGATGGCACTCACTCACGGCTCATGTGGTGAGAAAGTCTATGTACGCACCAACATACCTGCTGACATGTTTGGTGATGCAGACGAGTTAGTGACACGTGTTACAATAGTGGTGAGTGACGATGACACATCGCCTGAATGAAGACAAGGTGTGGCTGCATCCCGGCACACGCCTTCATATGCTGGTATACAGTGTATACTCGCAATCATGGGAGGCGTGGACTGCTACCAATTCACGCAATGGCCCTAGTAGTGAGTGGCGCGGCACATACTTGCAGCTATTCGCTGATGGTAAGTGCATGCAACACTTTCGTAGTGAGACAGAAGTGCGTGAGTTGATGATCAGACCACCGACAAAGGGGAGCATTACATATGAACGTACCCAACGGTAAAGCCAACAGTACACCTGTAGCTGATGCGCTGCACGAAACAGCAGCACGTGGCGTTGAGGCTATACATGCTATAGTCGTTCAGCGTGATGAGCTACTACGCAACAACGACCGCATGATGACAGAACTTGCTCTGTTCCGCGAGCGCACTAATCAACTCGAAGGCAGGCTGGCGACCGCCACCGTCGAGCGTGATCACTACATGCGCTACTGTACGGAGCTAACAGCACGCCTGAACAACATTCAAACGCTCATAAGCAGCACCATTGAGGAAGCTAAACGTGCTGCATATCGTCCTACAGCAGTGCTAACTCCGCAGGTTAGTAGCACTGATGTAGCTAAACTTGAAAACCTGCTACAACGCTTACCGCAGAATGGCGGTAGCACTGAAGGAGAGCAAGATGCCACGCGGAAGACCAGCTAAATCGCAGAAGAATTTGAGTGAACTGCTTGAAGCGGTCGCTCAAGAGGAACAGCGTCATCGTGAAGCTATAGCTGAGTTGCTAGAGCAGATCGACGTAGTTATTGGCTACAAGTTTGAGCCATAGACTATACACTGTATAACCAACAAGACACGACACTACAACCATTGGAGAACTATCATGACTACACGTGTTATCTTCTACAACAACGGCACACTCGACCGCCGTGCATTCACTATGCTTGGCTTGTCTGCTAAGTCTAGCGACAATGCTATTGGCTTCTTTGGCACAGGCTTCAAATACGCTTTGTCTGTGTTGCTAAGACATGGCGCAGACATCAGTGTAATCACGCCCGAAACTAAATATGTGTTCTATACAGACAAGGGCAGCTTCCGTGACAAGGAGTTCGACTTCATCTACGCACACGACATGACGACTGACAGGGAGTTTGAGCTTCCATTCACTACTCACTTAGGCGCTAACTGGAAGCTGTGGCAAGCATACCGTGAGCTATATACCAACGCACTCGATGAAGGCGGCGGTGTAATGACTACCGATGCACCTGTGCAAGAGTTCGAGAACATGGGCAGTGTCATGGTCATTGTTGAGTTGAATGAGCTTGTTGCAATTGCAGCGGAGCATGACAAGTACTTCATCAAAGCTGACGCTGTTGCTAGCGACAAGATAATCCGTTGCGTTGAGAAGCGTCACAACGATGATAACGTCATCTATTATCGCTCTATGTACACAGGTACAAAGACGGAGAAGCCTACGTACTTCACATACGACTATGTACACAAGGTGCAACTCACGGAAGATCGTACATTAGCTGATCCGTGGTACATCTCGTCGCACATCTATGACTTGTGGATACGTGGTATGACCTACGATGCACTCGTAGAGCATCTGCCGAAGATCGCTCATTCATCGTACTATGAAAGCCAGCTACAACCTAGCTATCGTGAACCTAGTGCTGACTTCATCAAGGCGTGTGCGTTCCTAGTCGAACACCATCTGACGATGCCGTTGTGGGCACGTGATACGTACATCAAGACGCGACCGCTCGACGAACAATACGACCGCTACAAGCCTACCAAGTTTGAGCGCTTGCAACTCGATCATGCTATCAAGGTGTTGAACCATCACAACATCATGGTGACACATAACGTACTGCATCTATGTGTCAGCTTGCCAGACGATGTACTCGGCTTGACACGTGATGGCAAGATATACATCGCTAAGTTAGCTTTCGAGCGTGGTCCAGTTGCTATACTCGGAACCATCTACGAAGAATGGTTACATTATAGCGAAGAGCTTGAAGATCACACACGCAAGATGCAGAATGTTCTTGTGGACAAGTGCGCTTCATTGATGGAACAGGTCTATCAAATCGAACATAGTGAGAGTAATCAGTAGCTTATGGAGGCTCCTGTAGTAGCCATGTCCCTGTGTCTCCCACCAGTGGACCTCTGACGCCACATACTGCAGTGAGCCTCCACCACATTCGCAACGAGTAAAGCTGCTACACTTGTTGCGATGTATCACTGAGTAGCAGCATAAGGAGAAGACATGAGAAAGCTAGCTCTCATGGCAATCGCGGTGTCGCTCGCCGCGCTTGCAACAACTGCAGCGAGTGCAGTGACAGTCGGAACTGGCGTGTTCCGTTCTGATCACTGTACGGACTTGTGTGGTCCACAGCCAAGTGGCTTTGCGACTATCACAGCTACCGATCAAGGCAATGGCACTATTGACATCGCCATCAACTTCCTCAATGGCAATCACTTCGCCAATGGAGGTCAAGGTGTTGTCTTTGGCTTTAACCTTGTCGGTGATCCTACCATCACCTACTCAGGCTTGTCGCCGCTCTTCAGCATTCCCGGTGTGATACCTGTTAACCAGCAAAACGCTGGCGCACTGACTGCTGATGGCTTCGGCTTGTTTGAATATGGTATTGAAGGTACGTGGAACGGCGGCAATGGTCCCGGCGACACCACCTTCAGTATCAGTGGTGCTGGTCTAACACTGGCAAGCTTTGCTCAACTGTCGAGCAATCCTCCCGGTGACACACAAGCGTTCATGGTGCTTGACATCTTATCAGGTACTAATGGACGAACAGGGTTTGTTGACTTGAGCGGTGGCACGCCAACACCGTTTGACAACCCGCCACCTGTACCTATACCGGGTGCAGTGTGGTTGTTCGGTAGTGGTATGGCAGGTCTAGGCTGGCTTATGCGTAGGCGTAAGAAGGCTGAAGCTGCTATGCAGACTACACCTGCGCCTGTAACGGCGTAGTGTGAGGGGGAGGGTGTGGCTGGCAGTCTCTACACAGACCGCACTCTCCTACCACTCTCATGTATGAAGCATACGACGAGATAGCGTTCAGACTACACCAACTCCGCATGTGGATCGAGTTGGATTGGTGGGGATCACGACTTATTGATCACTACCCGTTTACCTGCGGTTTAGTAATAGGTGTCATAGTAGGTTACTATGCAGAACCATTTGCTGACTACTGCGAGCGTGTAGCTGGTAGGCGTAAGCTGCGTTATACACTGTATAAAAGAATAAAGGAACGACAAGATGAGCAAGCCAATAAACCCTCTGATTGACGAAACAGGGGAGAACTACATGGTTGAATGTGTAGGCAACGGTGAAACGCCGCTACCGGCTGGCGTCAATACATCTCTACGTCATCTGCTCATGGCATGTGAGTTAGGTGACTTAGTAGTTGTCGAGTTCACAACGCTACGCGATGGTCAATATGTGTATGTGCTGTGCGCTCACATACTCGACATCAAGCACAAGGCTAAACTACTGCCTATCTGCGTGCTGCCTGAAAACAGCAATCTCATTGAGGGATTGCGACCGCCAGAGCCGTTCGCAAAACACGATTTCGTCAAGCCACGTGTCGGTGAGCGTCCTGCATTCGACGTTATCGAGTACGTTGATGGCAGCATCTTGATAGCAGAACAACCTTCATCGTCTGACAAGAAACACTAGGAGGTTTACAATGCCACGTTATCGCAAGATACCAGTTGAAGTAGACGCATGGCTCTTCACAAGCAAGCCTGAAGAACCCCCTCCTGATTGGATTACAGGCAACGTCGAGTTCATCTATGCACTCGATGGCATCTACCTCATACGTGCACTCATTCACACGCTTGAAGGCACAATGACTGCCACGCTCGGTGACTACATCATTCGCGGTGTTGAAGGCGAGTTTTATCCGTGCAAGCCTGACATCTTCCGCAAGACTTACGAGCTAGTTGTGGAAGAGAACACGCCAATGCCGCGCGACGAGACTATCTGATGTTATACAATGTATACTACTACTCCGTCTATTGGAGTACAACAGTCACTCTATTCGTGCTGTTGTACTTCATTCCAACCTATGCGACATTACGCTTGTACAAGCGCTTGAATGGAGACTATCGTGAACCACAAGCCAATCCCGCAGCACGTAGTAGAGCAACGCGAAGCGGTAAAAGAAAAGCTGCCGCGAAAGCAAAAGCAGCACGCAGAACTGCACGACGTATTCCAGCGTATCAACATGCACAATGGCGACGTTGATGTATGTTGGGAATGGAAAGGCGCACACGGTAAGGGTACACGTGGCGAATACCGTCCACGTGTTGTGATAGGCCAAAAGGATTACTACGTCTATCGCATCGTCTATGAACTCTACACAGGCTACAAGCTGCGCTCAAGTGAAGTCGTGCGTCACAAGTGCGACAACTGTTGGTGCTGCAATCCCACACATATGATCATCGGCACACAAGCTGACAACGTAGCCGACATGATCAAGCGTGAACGTGTCGGCATGAAGCACTACCAAATACGCCGCATCATGCAGATGTTAGAAATTGGCTGCGATGCAGCGTTCATCAGTGCGAAGATGAGAGAAGGCTATGATCTACAAATAGACGCCAGCGTGATACGCAAAATACGCATGCGCGTCATCTACAAGCACATCGAGTGGCCGTGGGGTGATGCATACGCAACCATACGCAGACGTAGATTAGATGATTTGAAGAAGTCGCGGCTTGCATCTGATCCTACATCTGCTATAATTAATGATACTACCAACACAACACAAGGAGACACAAGCGATGCCAGCAAAGACAAAGCCAGCGGTAGTTGAACTGCCGCTTGAAGCAAGAGTTGCACAGTGTATAAACGATTTTCCTGCACCGAAGACAACTCAAGACAGCTTAGACCAGCTAGGTGCAGAGTTTGCTACAGCACACATGCTGCGCTCATACGCTGAGAAGCGCTACGAGACAGTGAAGGCGCGTGTCAGTGACGAGTACGAGAAAGAGATAGTTGAAGTACGCAGTAAAGCTGCTGAACTGATGGTCAAGACTGGCACCAGCGTACATGGTGAAGACTGGTCATTGAACTTCTCTGCTAACCGTCCGCGTCTTATAACAGATGTTGACGAACTGCGTACAGAGCTTGTGCGTGTTGGTATCAACGTTGATCTGATCGACGCAGCTATCAACAAAGTGAGTAAGAAAGCAACGCCAGCACTCTCTATCACAGCATCGCGCCAAGCGGAGTAGCAGCAGATGGCAAATGGCGACAACAACAAAGTCGTCAAACTGAGGCAGCCACAGGTTAACAAGCCTGTGGCTGCTTCTAGTGTTGATGAAGCTATCACTCCCAAATCCCTACTAGACATGTCAGACTTGGAGCAAGATGCATTCTTGTCATCGCTCCGCGACCGTCGCATGCGTGCTGCTGAAGCGCTACGTGCAGCACAAGAAGCAAAGCGCTACGCCAGTAGCGTGCAAGCTAGCGTCAAGCTTGAGAAGAAAGCTGATCAAGTACAGCGTCAGCTAGATCGCGCTGGCAAGGCGTTAGATAAGTTGGAAGAACTTATCTACGATCTACGCGCATTGACACTACAACACACGGACATGGACATAACAGATGCCACAAAGACCAATCACTCGCCCACCAAATCGTAGACAATTCACACCTGAACATCGCACCAAGCTTGATCGCATGCGTATGCAACGCCAAGCACATGCACAGAGGTTGATACTAGGTGCACAACCTCTTATTGATGCTGTCAAGCAGTGTCCTATCGTTATGCATATGGCGTTCAACTCAAGTACAGGCGCACTATCATTCCGCTTCGACGGTCGGCGTGTTGTGTACTATGTCACTACCTTCCGCATGATCACACGCAATCCACTCGGTACAACTGATCGTGTACTTACACCTGCTGAGTTCATTGACGAGTTCAAGAAAGACCGCAAGCACGCCTTCCCTGTGTTTGTAGCTGGTGACTTCCCCAACGATGGAGCAGAGTGATGGTGAACTACGTCCAACGTGCGCGTGATGTGCGCTTGCTTATCAAAGAACACGGTGTCGAGCGCGGTCTAATCAAGGCGTTAGAGCGTGTGTGTGAAGACAACGAGATGCTACGTCAAGAGATGGCTGGCGTAGTGAAGACCGTCGATATGATGGCTAACATCGTTGCTGACATATCAACTGTCGGTAAGCGGTTGAAGGATGACTTCGAGAAGCTGAAAGCTGCACACTACCCAACCGATGAGGATAAATACAGCCAATGATGCTCGTACACAGAACAACCGACACGACACTTGAATGGGTTGACTACTCCACACTCTCGGCAGTTAACACGTGTCCGCGATGGGGCATTGTGCATAGCTGGTACGGCAAGCGCTTGCCTAGCGGCGTTGACCGTGTGCTACCTCTTGAAGCTGGTCGCGCTATGCATGATGTCTTTGCATGCGTCCGCTTGTTCGATCTGCTTGAGCATAATAAAGAGAACCAACAGGCAGAATTTGTAGCTTTCGTACACAGCTATGGCGACAAGCTATTCGGTGCTGAGCGCTGGCGTGAAGCTGTGCGCTACTACGAAGGCAAGGAAGACAAAGAAACACGTGCGATGCAGATGGGCTTATCGCTGCTAGATACTAGTGGCTATCACGATGACCCACGTGATACTAAGCGCACACAAGCAAACCTTGAGAGCGCTGCTATCAACTACATACAGCGCTACCCGCTCGGTCGCTTCATACCGATTTACAACAAAGACTTCATCGGAGTGGAGATACCATTCGATGTCACAGTTAGCTTCCCTGACACTGATCTTAAACCAATCCGCTTCGTGGGGCGTATTGATGCAGTTTGCACCGATACACTCCGTACCTCTGATCAAACGCCAGAAGTCCATGAGAACAAGACTGGCTCACGTATCGACACCGTGTGGTCGTCAAGCTTCGATGTTTCACATCAAGTCACAGGGTACTGTGTCGCTATGTCCTGCTTGCTTTCGAGCGACATTAGAAACGTGGTGATGTGGGGATTGCAAATACCTGTGCCTAAAGCTAGCAGCTACACCGATGGTGTAATGCGTTATCCTACATCACGCGATGGTGATGCTTTCTTGTCATGGGCACAGTGGTTTGCTCACACTCTACATCTACTACACAACTACAAAGACGATCCAGTTAATGCACCTACCTACACACATAGCTGCAACCGCTACTTCCGTGCGTGTAGCTTTATCCCGTTCTGCACCGAACCACCAGCACAACGCCAGCACATATTCGACAACGAGATGAAGGAAGAGCGCTGGTCGCCGTTAGATCAGGAGCTAGTATGATGACACTCGTATTCAAACCAACACCGCGTGTGTTTCCTGACATGCCTATGTGGGGTGCTATGGGTACGAAGCATACATTCATGATCTCACTAGATGATGGTGTATATGCTGCTAGCGCCAAACCAGTAGGTGCTAAACCGTTCGACAAAACTCGCATCGACTTAGGCGAGTTCAAGACATATGAAGAGGCTCACACCGCATGTGATACATTCTACAAGACTTGCGGGTGATTGCACGTGTGTTATACTATGTATAATGAAGGAGACAGCAAGTGGAAATCAAAGTCGAGAAACCAAGCGACACTATCAGCCGTATATCTATGACACTGTGGGGCGATGCAGGTTGTGGTAAGACTACACTCGCTGCAACCGCTCCCGGTAACAAGCTGTTCCTGTTATTCGATCCTGATGGCGATCAATCAATCCGCAACATGCCGGGTTGGCAGCGCATTGACATGTCAGGTGAAGACAGCATCGACATAGCTAAAGAAGCAATGAAGCCTGAGCCGTTCGGTATACACCGTATACTTGAAGATCAACACATCGACACCGTAATTGTTGATAGCTTGACCAAGTTCAGCGAACACGCCTTACGCTACGCCGTCAACGTCAGTGCTAAGTCAACTCTACTCATGCCGGGATTGAACGGTTATGGTGCGCGCAACGTATGTGTCGGCAGTTTCGTGAGCAACATGTTACGTATCACGAAGAAGCTCAACAAGCATCTTATCTTCATCACACACGAACGCGATGCAGATCGTAACGACGATGGTGCAATCATTGGCGTTAGCATGATGCTCGGTGGACAACTACCCAACGTCACAAGCAAAGACATATCCGAAGTCTGGAACATGCGCGATCATGGCGGCAAACGCTACATCGCCATTCGTCCAGAACGCTTCCGTGCGCCGATGAAATCGCGCATGTTCGACATGACAAGCAAGACCAACTTCGAGTGGTCGTACAACAGCAACACGAACAAAGGTCCGCGCATTGACGAGTGGTGGACAACATATGTAGACGGCGGCTATAACAAGCTTCCGCTTCCGAAATAGGCACACTACTAATAGCTTAATCGCTTGCTACGAGTACTAGTTCTAGCGGCTTGCTAGTTCTCTGGCTGTGTGCTTATCTGACAAGTCGCTCAAACACAAGGAGGTAGACTATGGGTCTACTCGCATTTAGTCAAAACATTGCCGATGCAGAAGCACCCCCACAACTCCCGCCGGGAGAATACAAGTGTGTGTGCACTGCTGCAGTCGATAAAGAGGCTGCATCATCTGGCAACCCGATGTTGACACTTACGTTGCAGATACCGCGCTCGGAGTTCCCTGCTGACTTCGATCCCGGTGAAGGTGTTGACGAGCTTACGTTCACTCTCAACGTTGTTGCACGTGACATTCCCGCCGACCGTTGGCGCATGAAGAATACATGCAAGGCTTTCGGCGTTCCGATGTCCAGCAACATCGACCCTAACGACTTCGTAGGTCGTGAGGCACGTGCTGCCGTCCGCATGGGCATGGACTTGGAGAAGAACAAGCGGGCGGAAATCGGTAGGGTGCTGCCACTCTAGCACTATACAATGTATAACGAGTGTGGTACTCAATACAGCGCAACAGCTAGGCGGTAATCCCGCCGCCTAGCATTTTCTCTCTCAATGAGGACTATAGTCATGGCACAAGCGCCATCAGGTACTACCAAGGCGAAGCGTCCACAACAGCGTGCACCGCAGAAGCGGACGTTTCATTTCTTCGTGAAGGTCGTTGATGCTAGCGGGAACACCATTCCCGGCGCGAAGCTGCAAGTCGAGCGCATCATCTCCGACGCACGGAAGGTGATTGAGTTCATGGATACACCCGACTATGCGAACTTGGGGCTGACACGTGTCAAGCACGAAATCATCTCAAGCAAGCGCGGTCAGGAGAGCGACGGAGCTACGCAGGTCGGCTAGTCGTTAATCCCTCAACCTAATGCTGATGTATTCATCTGCATTCTAAGAGGTATTGCAAACAGGCGACAAGTAGCTTGCGAAGGGGTGCCACACGTGTAACAGCGTGTGGCACTCTTAACACTACAACAGCGCGAAACCTATGCGCGGAGAACTTCATCATGAACTTAGACGCAGAACAGCAACGTGCTGTCGATACGTGCACAGACGTTAGCAAACGCCTAGTCGCCGTCACTGGCGAAGCTGGCACAGGTAAAACCACCATTATCAAACAGGTTGCAGACGCGCTCAAGGAGCGTGGCATTGACTACGCTATAGCTGCACCTACAGGCAAAGCTGCTCGCCGTATACGCGAAGCAACCGGCCATCCTGCTTCAACTATACACAAGCTGCTTGCATTCAATCGCCCTGACTTTGACGAAGAGACAGGTGAAGCTACATCTGTCAGTCAACCGGGATATACACGACACAATCCAATGCCACACAATGTCATCATCGCTGATGAGTATGCGATGGTAGGCACAGGTCTACACCGCGACTTAGTGAGTGCCATGCGTCCCGGCAGTTGCTTGCGTGTATTTGGTGACATACAACAACTGCCACCTATCGAGAATACTGATCTAGCTGACCCAACATCGCCATTCAAGAAATGCTTAGAGATGCCTAACACCTTCACGCTTGCGAACATCTATCGTCAAGCTGAAGGCAATGGCATTATCGAAGTAGCTCGCCGTATAGCACGTGGCTTGTTCTTCACAGCTAATCAAGATGTACGTGTGACTATGCACGATGCTGTGCTACGCTCATTGTATGACTATCTCGACAGCGACAAGTCCGTTGACTGGTGTAGTCTCAACAATCAAATCGTATCGCCGGCACGTAAGTCAGACATAGGCACCATACGATTGAATAGCATCTTGCAAGCTCGCTTCAATCCACACATGCCATGCAAGATCGAACTGCCGCGCAATAAGTGGGAGACAAAGAACCGTGTATTTGTCAGCGTTGGCGACAAGGTTGTGTGCAATACTAATAGCTACGATCTACGCGACTACAACGAACGCTTCGGAGAGTACGACGCTAACGGCGTCGGTATCATTAGCACATTCATACCATGTCCAGAGACTAAGCAGATGCTCAATGGGGAGGTTGGTAGGATCACCAACATTGATGAGTATGGCGTACTTGAAATCGACTTCGGGGATAGAGTTGTTGAACTACCCCCGCGTGTTGAGGAATACAATATGCGAAAGCGTTATCACTTTCACTACGATCCCCGAAAGGTGATAGAGCTAGCATACGCACTCACAACGCACAAGTGTCAAGGTAGCCAGTACGACACAGTATGCTATACTATGGCATCATGTGCGTTCTTCAACCTTAGCCGTCCTAACTTCTACACAGGAGTAACACGCGCCGCAAAGCAAGTCACCATCCTCACAGATCAACGTTCGTATTCAACATCACTGCGCTCACTCGGATGGAAGCGAAAGAAATGATCACAACAATAGCAGAACTCAAAGAGGCATTCTCATTGCAGGCACAAGCTGCTGGCTTGCAAGTTGAATGTGCTATGTCCGGTACACTCGGCGCAACGCTCGCTGTTGTAGCTGAAGCTCCCGGTCGTAATGAAGTAGCACAAGGCGTACCGCTCATAGGCGGTGCGGGTAACATACTGTGGAAGTCTATCCGAACCTATTGTCCTGAAGTCAAGCGTCACGAATGCTACATCACTAACGTTGCCAAGCGTCAAGTAGCATTTGACGTACACGACAGCGCAACTCGTCGGCCAATTGGGAAGCATGAGCTAACGTCATGGCAGGAGCTTCTACTGTGGGAACTACGTCAGCTTCCGAACTTGAAGCATGTTCTTCTGTTAGGTAACTATGCAGTTGAAGCCATCTGCGGGCGCAAGGGGATAACGAACTGGCGTGGTAGCGTATTGGACGCCCACGTAGGGGATCGTAGTATACAATGTATAACGACATTTAACCCTGCGTTCTGTGCACGTGACCCAATGGCACACATCATCTTCGACATGGACATAGCCGACAAGCTGCGGCCAGTCATATTAGGAAAGTTCAAACCACATGTCGTCAACGCGATCATCAATCCAACCGCGACCGAAGCTATATCATACATTGCTCATTGTCAAGCATCACGTGACCCCATTGGCAGTGACATCGAAGTGGTCAGCAATGAAACAGCGTGCGTTGGCCTCGCTCACTCCGCGAAGGAAGCAATGTGCATCGCGTTCCGCAATGAACAAGAAAACGTCTACACTAAAGCAGAAGAAATCCAAATACGTCGATCGCTCCAACGTCTTTATTCAACACCATCTGTCCGCGTGGTGTGGCAGAATGGCGGCTTCGACATGGCGTGGCTGTGGTTTAAGGATAAGATACGTTGTCGTCCAGCGTACTCTGACACAATGCTCGGTCATCATGTTCTATACCCTACCATGCCGCACGATCTTGGTTTCATCGTCAAGCAGTATACTACCCATCCGTTCTACAAGAATGAGAAGGACGAATGGCGACATACTGGAGGTATCGACAATTACTGGACGTACAACTGCAAGGACTGCGCCCTTACACTTGCCAGCAATAGCAAGATCGTTGCTGAGCTACGCGAGCAGAAGTTGGACAAGTTCTACTTCGAGCATGTAATGCGTTTGCAAGCGCATCTAGTGTGGATGACTGTCGGTGGTGTGTTGAATGACATGCCGCTGCGCCATCGCATGCTCGACGTTAACACTCCCGGCAATCTATACGACGATCTACAACGTAAGCTCAATGCCTTCTACACAGCAGCACGCGATGCTGTAGGTGATCAAACCTACACGCCAAATCCAAACTCACCTAAGCAGATGGCAGAGCTATACTTCAGTAAGCTAAAGTTAGTAGGTCGCGGTACATCTACCGACGCTACTAATCGGGAGCTAATGCGTAAGCATCCACGCACATCAGCCGCCGCTCGCGCTGTGCTTAATGCAGTTGACGCATACATTGAAGATGACAAGTTCTACAGTGTATACGCTTCAGCACAACCTGACAGCGACGACCGTATGCGTTGTGACTACAGACAAACCGGCGTCAAGTCAGCGCCCGGTCGTCTGTCAAGCGCTCAAACGCTTTGGGGTTCGGGTGGCAACCTGCAAAACATCCCTGACCGCGCGAAGGAGATGTTCATAGCTGACCCTGAATGCTGCTTTATTTACATAGATGGCTCGCAAGCGGAGGCGCGTGTCGTTGGCTGGCGCTACAACATCGGCACATGGATTGAACAGTTTGAACGCGCTCGCCGTGATGGGAGCTACGACTGCCACCGCGCTCTCGCCAGTGACATGTTCAACGTACCGTATGCAGATGTTCCCACCTTCGACCGTTATCCCTTGGACGAAGCCGCCGCGAAGCGTGATGGCATTCAGTTTGTCCCTGACAAGGCGGGGCAACCGACTATCCGCTACATTGCAAAGAGATGTCGTCATGGTCTTAACTACCGAATGATGCCTGATCGTCTAGCACTTACAACAGGCTTGTCTCTATCTACAGCAAGCGAAGCGTTTGTCAAGTACCACAAGCTGACGCCAGAGCTTAAAGTCGGGTGGACGGCAGACTTGAACCGAGTACGAGAAGATCGTGCCATCTACAACGCCTACGGAAGGCGGTACGTTCAATTAATTCCGGTGACGGAGGAAAGTACCGAAGCAATCGTCGCCTTCTATCCACAGTCCACTATAGGGGATCACATATGCCGCGTCATTTATAAGTGCCACGACGATGACAAGTGGCCCAAAGGCCGCGCCCGCATCGCGCTCAACACGCACGATGGTCTAGTAGGCATAGCTCGCAAAGATGTAGCGAAGCAAGCGCTACGCATCATGGTGAAACACGCAGAAGCGCCGCTGTTGATAGGTGGTAAGCAGCTAATCATACCTGCTGAATGCGGTATCAGTGTGCCTGACGAAGGCGGCGTACATCGTTGGTCAACTATCAAGAAGATCAAGCAAACGGAGTTGCACAAATGAGATGCTTTACGATGTATCGGCGTGACATGACAAATGCACCACACACTGACGAGCAGAAAAATCCTGCCGATCAACCGCAGTTTCAAGGTTGCGTGTTTGATGATGGTAGCGTTGCAATTCGTTGGATGACAGCGCGACGATCAACAGCCATATGGGCATCAATGGATGACATGCTTGCTATACACGGCCATCCTGAATATGGCAGCGAGCTAGTATGGCATGACGTATTAGGGTGACTGCGAGTATGCAGGATTACCTAAGCTGTCACGCATCAACTGATCCATGACAGACAACGACAATGGGCGACCGCCTAGCTGCTGCTTCAGATAAGGGCCGTAGCGGGCGGTTGCTTCTTGCTCAAAGTACTTGATAGCAAGATGCTGTTGCTCCATGTTGTCCTGTTGCCGCTTGATAATCTCATTCATCCTGCGTTGCTTTTCTTCTTGCGGCATCTGATACTGCATACGCAGTGACCCTGACATGGTAGCTAGGTCTTTGTACTCTTTACGCAGCAGACCTAGATCACCCTTTGCACCTTGCCACCTGTAGACATCTTGCGCTAGTTGAATAAGCGAAGCATCGACGAGCGCTTGCTGTGGCACACCACCCACTTGTGCAGCTTGCTGCCTACGCAACGCAGCCGCCTTGCCTACAGCATTATCACGCATGCCAGCTATACTGCGTATATGCTCATTGTTCTCGCGCACATATGTATATGCGCTGGTCATAGTCATGTACTTCGGCTTGCCACCCCACACAGGTACAACATCAGGCACGTTAGCGGTAGAGCGTTTGAACAACTCAGTGGTAGCTGCGCGTAGACCTTCAGAGAAATCCTGCGCTTGCCTCATAGTGACGACATTGCCAGCACCAAGCGACGGATGAAACTTGCTCGCGTGTATGAGTACATCAGTAGCGCCAGCGACATTAGCGCCCATGCTGCCAAACAATGCATTGAGCATGAGCGATGTAGAGTTACTGACCTCACCCAAGTTGGTAGCAGCTTCAGCCTGTGGTCCACTGCGGAATGTCTGATTGTAGTTGCGTATCCAGTTGCCGCCGCGTGTATCTGCAGACTGCGGATCGAGCTTATAACCGAACGCGCCAAGCAACGCTTGCAGCGCTGGCGGCATTGCAGGTGTTAAGCTGTCAAGCAACACATTAGGCAACGACTTGCTAATCGGCTTAGGCAATGCATCAGCCGGTAGCATGCCAAGTGATTGCATGAACGCTGCAGTACCAGCAACAATAGGTGCTATATCTGGCGGCAGTGTCAACTTGTGTACGAGCGAGCGATCATACGCTGGCCGTTCACCACGCGCCCACATGGTAGCAAGTTGTGGCGTGGGTAGAAATAATACACGCCAGCGTTCATAGTCAGCCATGCGTTTCCAGAACTCTTCACGCGAGCCTTCGTCCCAATACGTCATCATGTAGTAGCTGGCACCGACACCGTACATGGCAATCGCCATGCGCGGTAGCACGTATTGCGCCAACTGCGGATGAAACATGTTGCGGTATAGATGATAAGTGCCCAACTTAGTCTGTGTCAGGTAAGGGAAGATCATCTCAGCATCACGCATAAGCTTGCTGGCAGGTATCTTACTCATGTCACCGCCAATAGTGCGTGTCTCATGTATGAGTTGATCAAGCGCTTGCTTCGGTATGTTGCCGTTGTACTTACGATACAACAAGCCGTAGTTCTCTGTGTAGAACATACGTTTCGGTGCGAGATAGATCGAGTTAACTAAGTCTCCGTAGAATTGCCACGCCGCTCGCAACGGTTTAGGTATGCTATCAACAGAGATAGCCCAAGCACCGCGCACCTTGGATATATCATCAACAGCGGTAACACCATGTGCAACTCCCGCTCGCATTAGCTGCATCGTCTTGAAGTTGTCTGTCCACAACGCAACCTTCGTGCTTGCAGCTACTACGTCATTCCACAGCTTCGGACCTAGCACCTGCCTCATTGCACCAAACGCAGCGTTCTCACGCGCGAGTGTTTGAGCAGTAGCATGTGCGACGTAGTTAACAGTCGTATCAATCACACTCCGCATCGCGTGATACACAGGTGCAGCAATGGCAGTAGGATCAGGAATGCGGCCTATCGTGTGTCGAGCAAGGCTCTCTGGCAGTATATGTCGCAGACCAGTAGACAGCGGACCAAACGCACGATTAGCGCTGTGTGTGAGTAGTCCAATAGTCAGATCATATAGTGCACCTTTGACAGCAAACACAGGATTGCCTTTGCCTGTGGTGAAGAATTTGAAGAAGCGTGACGTAGTATTCAACGCCTTCATCAAACCATTCAACACAACAGGCTCAGCACGTAGCATCGCTGCGTGTTCAAGATCACCAAACTCCCACAGCCTCACACGCCCATTCTGCCACTCAGGTACAACACGCGGACTTTCAGCAGCTTCGCGTACAAGCGGTGAACCCAACTCATCGGCAGCGTGCCATGTCTTGTTACTAAACCTGCCACCACTCCCCGGCGCTGTAAAGCGTACAACGCGCATATGACCATCACGCACGAATGCGGTGTCTTTACCGTCAGGCAGTTTAGCCAATGTACGCAAGTACTCATTACGCATATGCGTATGCGCGACATCTCGATACGCTCGCTCAGTGTAGAAGCGTATAGAGCTAAGTGGATGCAGCGGCGTAGTAACGCGGCTCTCAGGTGCGAGTGCATTAGTGCGCGGTGCAGGTATCTCTTTGCTCAACTCTTGTATAGGTGTCTCGCGTAGCACAGCCCCACCAGTGCCCTCACTCTGTTTCGACATGCGCCTAGTGATGCTCTCGGTGATGCTCTTGTACAAGCGGTTGAAGCCAGTCGCACCTTTAAGAGGATCGTTGATAACAGGCACATAGTAAGGATTGCGTGAGCGCAAGCTAGCAGCATACGCAGCAGACATCTTACCTTCTTGCACTTGCAGCTTGAGCATTTCATCGCCCCAAGCTTTCAATGCTTCGCGTACTTTCACTACTCCCGGTGTCGTATCATTCTCAAACGCCTTCGCTATTGCTTTGACCTGTGCCATAGGCAACTCAGGCAACATCGGCCTAGCACTAGGATCGTCAAGCTTGAACCGCGAGTAGTCATTAGTAAGTTGGTCAAACTCTTTCTGTATCCTGCTACGCTGCAGATTGTTAGATGCCTTATTCAACCGTTGCTGTAGTGCAGACAACCGATCGAGTGTAGTCTGTTCGACCACGCCCAAGTGTGCAGCATACGATGACATTTGCATGCCAGCTTGCACCGCTCTACGCTCTTCCGGCGCTAGTTGATCGACCGCATGTACTAGATCACGCAGTGACGTATTAGTGTTAGCATACACGGTGTCATTCAGTACAGCGCCAGTGTTAGTAGTACGTATGCCTTCAAACCTCTGCGCTTCAGCATAGCCACGCTCTTGTCTAATAACAGCGTCAAGCCCCGCGCCTTGATCTACGAACTGATTAGCAAGACGTTGCATTGGCCGTTTGTACCACGGCTGTTGTTCGATGTATGAAGGTGGATTGAGTTGCTGTTCGACAGTACTCTCAATGCCAGCCTGACCTGTTTTAGGTTCAGCAGGTACACGAATATCAACAGGTGGATGAGCTTCAAGCGCTTTGCGTGTTTGACTGGCTTGCAGTGCTACGTTGCTCTTACCTCTAACAGCGCCAATGAAAGCAGCAGCCGCCGCGCCGCCGCCAGCTATCGTCGCTAGTGTACCCACACCTGCAGTGTCTTCATCTTTCGGGGTGAATGCACTCTCTTTACCCTGTGCAACACGCAGCGCTTGATCAATACCCGTACCTACTGCTGTATTGAGCGCTATGTTGCCGGGAGTATAAGGTGTAGTAAGTGGCGTAAGCACTTCAACAGTACGTGCAGCACCACGTGCTAACTTGCTACTCGCTAATGCACTCTCAACCACGCCGCGAGTTAGTGCACTAGCTGCTTTAGTAGCAGCAGTACCCGGCACAATGGCACCACCTGCAATCTCTGCAACACTCTCTGTCCACGGTCGCTGCTCTTCAGTGCGCGTGTCACCTAGAAACTTCCTCACAGTGTTCTTAGCTGTAGTAGCTAACCACGCACCACCTTTAAGCTGCTCGTTCTTGAAGTCTTCAAACTCTTTCGTCTTTTGGTAGTCTTCAAGTCCACGCTCGATGTCTTGCTGCGAGAGTTGCGGGTTCTGTTGCTGCCACGCGGTGACAATATCTGTAAGATGCTTACGCACATTGTCGGCTGCTCCCTCTACTTGTATGTTCTCACCGAATTGCTCCATGAATGGTTTATCACCACTCACTAACGCCTTGCCGCCTTGATACACTATATCTGGCAATGCGAGTAGATCAGTAGGTATAGTAGCAGCACCTACTGCAGCAGCACGACCATAACGCTTCAGCAATCCTTCACCTTCCTGCGGCTGTTCATCAGCAACAGCAGTGTCAGGATCGTAGCCAAACTTCTCAATGAACTCTTCGCGCGTGTAATCAGCCAAAGGTCACTTCCTCTGCAAGTGGATCAAGTTCAGCTAACGGAAACTGACCATCGTCACCTTCCATGAACTGTGTTTCATCCGGTGTACGATAGATGAACTTGCCGGGGTTATTAGGATCGGGTATACGCTGTATACCCTGTGGTTTAGGTGCAGCACCACCTGCTCCCGGTGCAGGAGCCATAGGTATAGGACCAGTCACAGGAGGCGGTGCGCCTTGCTGTTTCTTCGGCACGAATGCAGGTCCAAGCGGCTGCTGTTCAACTTCAGGTTCAAGCACTTCGCCATTAGGACCAATGGCAAGCGTCTTCACGCTACGCGGTGGCGCGACAGGTATAGGTTTAGGTGCTACAACTTTGGGTGCTGCTGTTGGTATGTTCTCTTGACCAAAGTAGCCCATCTCATTCTCGATGCCGCCGCCTACATACATCTTATTGAGAAAGTCACGCACGTTGTCGATCACACTGCCACGTGTGTCAGGCGGTGTAGCTTCACTACGCCTGTTCAAGATCATCTCTTCCATCTGCCTAATTGTATCAGGGTCAAGTTGCCCCGGCGAGTACTGCGCTACAGGTGGTGCATAGCGCTCATCAGGTCGCGGCACTGACGGCTGACCATACAACTCCGCACCACGCGGCGCGGGTATGTCGCGTTGCGGCTGTGCTGAGAACTTGTCAAGCAACGTACCCACACTCACCATCGGCCTATCAACTGGCATGAAAGGATTGTCAGGCTCGCCAGCTTGCAGCGCTGTAGACGGTACACGTTGTGCTTCATCAGCAGTCACGTTGCGTGTGTCTTCACCTGTACCGCCTCTAGCATACTTCCTAGCTAGCTCGCGTATTGACTGCATAGCACTGCCGACAGCTTGCACACCTGCTCCCGGCTGTCCCGGTCGTTGCATAGCAGCGCGAGCTTCGTCGTCAGTAACATAAGACTGTGGCTGTGCTTGTACCGTTGGATTAACCTGCGGCCTCTCCAACTCTTGCGTCGGCTGCGGCTTCGCTTGTGCTGCGGCTGCATCGGGTATGTCCGGTGTTGCTACATCAGGCTGACTACGTGGTAGTGGTATATCGGCCATAACTTGAGGATTAGTGCGAGTACCACCAAACACATCAGCAGTAGCAATAGGTGCACTAGGTTGTGAGTATTGAGTGAGGTTGTCCGTGCCACGCATGCTAGGCAACTCAGGCGGCTTAGGAGCCTCTTGTGCAACTTGCGTCGGTTTGAAGAACCTAACATTAGGATCAACACGACCGGGGATCATTTGTACATGCACAGGATCACGGCCAAAAGCACGCCCACGCAAGAAGTCAATGCCATACTTGCGAGCAATATATCCTCTGTTTTGATGCAACCAATCCAACGCTGGACCGTGTGCAATGTCCGCTGCAGCGCCACTTTCATGTCTACTTCTCCCCGGCGGTGCTGCTAAGAAGCGCCTACCACCACCACTGCGACGGAAGATGTCAGCTTGCTCTGCAGTAGTGCGATGACCGGAGTTGATTTGTATACGATGTCCGGTTGCTTCCTCTGCTTCCTTAGCAGCAGCAGCTAACCTGTCTGTAAAGACTGGATCAAGTCCTGCAATTCTAGCTCCCCTGCTCCTGCTGTCGAGAAAGGTAGAGGCGTCACCGCCATCGTCCCCTCCTGCGGACGGAGGCGCTGTAGTAGCGGTTGATGATGTAGCTTCTGGATTGTCTTGTAGCTTGATTGCAGCACTCTGCCACGGTGCAATGCGCTTACCGTGACTATCAACTACAGCTTTCACCGACGCATTGCCGGGGATGCCATTGTTGACAAGCACGCGATAGTTATCACGACCATTGAGTTTGAGCATTGCGTCTGACATACGCATGTCAGGATTGAGCCGAGTAGCAGCAACAATCCTTGGCCCGTCGCCAATGCCGAATTGATGCAACAGCGCGTAGTCAAGTACATCGTCTTGCGTGTTGCCGAGCTTCTGACCTGTCAACTTAGTGAATGCATCGGCATTGCGGCGCATATTACGTGCAGCCCAATCGCCCATCTTGATAGGATCGCGCAGATCGCTGTCAGGTATATTGTACTCCTTACGCAAGTCGCGTGTGAACTGAAAGATGCCTTCAGCACCACCACTCGACTGCGGATTGCGATTGAGATTTCTGCCGCCGCTGTTCTCCATGCCGAGTAGTGTAAGCAGCATACCCTGCGGTAGACCATATTTCTTCTCTGCAGCGTTCCACGCTTGCAACACTTCAGGACGTATAGGCACAAACGCAGCGCTCTGTCTCTGTCCACCACCACTCACGCGCGGTTGACGCGGTAGTTGTGTAGGTTCAGTTGTAGTACGTACAGACTTAGGCGCATAAGGTTGTGCAGGTACAGGAGCAGCGCCAGCTTGCGGCTGACGCGACTGTGCACTAAGTGTCGTAGTAGTGCCGTCACTCTCATCAACCTCAAGCTCACTTGTTTGTTGCGGCGTAGGAGTGAATGTGCCTACTCCCGGCCCTAGTGGTTGTGCACCGGGGATCAGTTTAGGAGGCGCACTACTAGGTGCAGCAGGAGCGGTCCTACCACTGCCAGCAGCACCGGGACCAAGAGGATTGTTTTCGGGATAGTATGGTGCATCTGTATTCCTCCCGCCGCCACGTGTACCGGGTGCACCGTAGTCTTCATATATACCACGTGTATAGCGGTCACGTAGCTCAAGCAACTCACGCTGATTTTGCATGTGTTCGCGGCTGCGTTCACGTTGTGCAGCTAGCGATATGAACAATCGCGCAAGTGCATCATTAGCTGCAGCCTCACGTGCAGCCCAAAACCACGGTTCACTTGTACCGCTAGGAATGACAGCCATTGTTACACCTATGAGAAGTAATCGCCTTCACCACCCTGATACAACTCATCATCACCATAACCACCGGGAGAACCGAAGCCAGTCACACCACCACCTGCGTTGTCGTAGCGTGACTTAGCACCGCCCATGCGGAACGCACTAGCAAGCGCACTACCTGCGCCACCAACAGCGTTAGCCCAACCATAGTTAGGCTGTACGTAGTCGAGACTACCGCCACGCATCATGGTAGCTTGTAGTGCATCACGACCACTCTGTGCGTTGCCACTCATCGCCAACTTCAAGTCACCTTCGCCCAAGTTTTGCGGCCTGTAGTTGACTTCAGGCAGTTGACCAGCGCGAGTAGCAAACAGGTTATACAGATTAGCAAGCGACTTACGCCTGTCGTCTGCTTCGCGTTGACCAGCACCGCGAGACATGAGCTTTGACGTTAGTGCAGCTTTAGCATACGCATCATTAGCACTAGTCGCCATTGCACTCGCTATGTCCGCGAAGTTGCTGTTATTGCCAGTACGCATAGCCTGCGTAAAGACACGCTTACCAGCATCTCTGCTAGCTTCACGCAAGCCCATTGCTTGTGCATTGTACAAATCCGCAGCATACGCTTCGTCGCTTGGCGTATAGACGTTAGCAAGCTTCCGCCTAAACGTGTCCGCAACACCTTCATCCTCAATCCCACGCGCGTAGTTACGCTCCATCACCTTGCGGCGCATGGGCAGGTCTTGTAAGAGTTGCTTCATCTGCTCAGCGTCTTGTGCAGCCATCATGGCTTTGACGTTAGCAGGTGCGTCAACTACCCAACCTTTACCGGGAACGAAGTGTGTGCGTATGCCGCGTATGTCAGTAGTACCTAACTTGCCTTCTCTACGCAATTGCGCCGCGAGCGCCATACTCTCCTGACGCTCGCGTTCGCGTAGTTGCAAGTTGTACAGGTTGATAGCAAAGTTGCGTTCGCTTGCTTCATCAGCAGCTTCCGCACCAATGATACCACTCGCTAGGCTTGCACCTGCACCGAGTATGCCGCCTATCATTTCAAGCATAAGCGCTACTCCTAGAAGATGCCCTCATTAGCGCGGGTAGCGTTGTTCTGCTGCTGTTGATTAGTGAAGGTGTCAAGCAGCGCACCAGTACCCGGCGTAGTACCTGTAGTCTGATTGCCAACCTTTGCAGCAGCTTTACCGATGATGGAGTTGATGTCGAAGAACTCGCGGCCACCGATTGCACCGCGAATGTCACCTTCAAGTCCTGCACCGCGCGTGTCAGCATACGAGCGAATGCGACCGGCTTCCTGATTAGGATCGTAGATAGAGCCGAAATCCCATTCAGCAGCACGATCAAGTGCACTCTGCCGACGCTGATTGATTGCATCTTGATAACCTGACAACACGCCACCGCCGATGTTCTGCAGTTCGGTGTTTGCGGTCGAGCGTGCAGTGAGTAGGTCTTTGGCTGCACGGTTGTAGGCAATGTCACTGATCTGCCCACGATCACGTGCTGCAGTCAAGTCACTTGAGGCAGTGCCATATTGGTCTTCAAGGATCGAAGCCAAGATAGCATCATCGCTAGTGCTGCCGAAGCGATCCTCCGCATAGTATGGAGACACTGCAGCATTAAACGCAGTGCGATACTTGTTGCGCTGACCAGTACGTGCACCACCTAGTATCTCATCGAGAATAGTAGGTGCAAACGCTGTCGAGTAGTCAGAGCCAACTTGCAGACCAGCATTGGCTTGATTGATCCTGCCAGTGAATTGATCATATACACCGTAGGGATCACCGCTTTCAATGCCTAGCGAACGCAAGCGCTGTGTACCACCTTGCAACGCTGCATTGTACGCAGCATTCTTGCTGCCTGTCCACGCAAGATCACTTGCAGCTTTCTCTGCAGCAAGTCTCTCACGCTCAGCAGCAGCACGACGCTCTTCGCGCTCGAACTCTTTTTGTGCTTCCCAATCACGCGCAGCAGCTTGTTCCTGCGGTGTGGGTTGCGGAGGAATATATGTGCCGCCGCCCTTTGTCTCCAACACGCGCTCCTTCTTTGCGCGCTTCTTAGGTTTGTCAGAGAGCGGCGTAGTCACTGCCGTCGCAGCTACATGCCGCTCGCTGTCGTCTTTAGACTTGCGCTTGTTCAGCGCCCACGCTGCTATGTGTGGTGCGAGCATCTTTCATGTCCTCTACATTGTTGAGTACTTTGACGGCAATGTAGCCCTTCTTGTGATAACCTAATTTACCGATAAGTGAGAAAATCCGTTCAACCAATTGCTTGTCGTCATCATGCTCGACTTGCATGTACACTCGTTCCGCTCCACGTTCATGCGCCCATTGCTCAAACTCACGCACAAGCCTGATTGCAGCACTCGTCCCTCTGAAATGGGGAAGCACGTACCACATCTCTTGCACGGCGTAACTACGGAAACTATAGAACGATGAGTGCATCGTTGCAGCCAAGTAACCAACCGGCTTGTCAAATGCTTCATCGTACACAATCCAGCAGTTAAGATGCCTACGCTTGGTATCAGTTATACAGTGTATACACGCCCGCTCAACAGCCTTAGTATCGAACTCGCGGCTACCACCAAACTCTTCATGGTGTAGCTGTGCTAGCCATTCAACATCAAGACCCTGTGCGGGCGTGTTTAGTTCTCGTACTTTCATGCGTGTACTATGAAGCCAAACACTTTCCAACCTAGTAGAAAGAACAAGATCAACGCTAGCACATCACCTGCAGGATCGGCCCACGGAAAGTTCGTGCCGCCTACTCTACGTGTAATAGTAGCGATGATCCACAGCAGCATTAACACCCAAAAGATCAGACCGATTGGCATGTTATTTACTCCGCTTCGGTGGAGCCTTGTGCTTGTTCGTGACAGGCTTGTTAGGATGCTGGCTGTTGTAGATGCGTGCCGCAGACTTCTTTGCAGCAGCTTCACGCAAGCCTTGCGCTATGAGCCTGTCACGTATAGCTTCATACTGTTTGGGCATAGCACTTCCTCTGTTACACTACAACGGGAGCAGCTTTAGGCGCAGCACGTTTGCGCTTTTTCTTAGCGGGCTTGCGTCTTGCTGTCTTCCGTTTCCTTGATTTTGGCATGTTTCTCCAATCACCAGCCATACCACTTAGGCCGCACACCGTTGCACTCGCTACGGTAGATTGCAGGCACTAAGAAGTTGCCGGTCTTTGGTCCTTTGGGATCGAAACCGGGATCACCGGGACCAGTGCTGACAGCGATCCTAGTATCGCACGTTGTTCTACGTGCAATGTCGAACGCAATGACAACAGGTACAGCAGCAGCCAGCGGATAGTAGATAGGCTGCGACACAACAGGTGGCGGTGATGGTTTGTAGATGCGAACGTGCTTACGCGCTGCCATTGCCTCCGTTGTTGCTGTCAATGCTAACGTCATGGCGCTTAAAGCGAGCAAGTATCTTTTCATTGAACTTCCTTTCAAACACGACAGGAAAGATGACTTCAACTTCATCGTCTGTTTCGATGCCGAGTGCTTGAAGCAGACCACTACTGACATCGGCTATTCTATCAGTATCTTCGTGTGGCCCCCAATCGGCAGGTGCAGCAA